ACGTCTGTGGGGAATTCTAATTTTGTCATAGACCCCAAAACCAAAGGTATTTGTGAAGATTTACCGTCCATGAATACTCCATAAACGAATGCTCCTGGGAGAACCTGCGGAATCTTCCCAATGCCCGAACTACCACCCTCGGTCAAAGGAATCGCAACAGTCGCCCACGGCAAATCTGATTCGGGTACATTACCGCTATATGGATCATGTACCCCATGTATCCTTATTTTTATTCTTCCCTCTAGTCCAGGAGGAGGAGATGAATTGACGACGATCCCGATGAACCATCGGGTTTCATCTCCGTAATATTCGTTATTAATTGTCTTCATCATTCACTGCTCGAAAAAAATTCTTTTGATAATTTAGTAATGTTTACAGAAACAGAATGTTTGGTTCCTCTGAACATGTGTCGGGCTGCATAGATCAGATAATCACCAGATTTTTGTTTATCTGTCAAAGTTTCTGTATCCCGAATCTTTGTGTCGTCTACTGAAGATGCAAATTGACAACGCATAATATCGCCAACGCTAATCTTAGAATACATAAAACCCACGCCTGGAACCACAACATTCAACATGTTTCTATATAATGCATTACGAATTGAGATGTTTTTTAATTTCAATGTGTGTTCGCGCGAATCGGTAACGTCATGATATCCCTGAAATTTATCATATGTTCCTAAAGAAGTTATTTGATGATATATTTTCGAATCATATTGATCTACGTATTTGTTGATAAAAAATTGGTTTTCATCGAAGACAGATTGAGATGCATCGGACGATATTAAATCTCGAGATTTCATCTCAGACATTATGTCGCGTATACTAAATCTATCTCTTGATGTCAATCCTGTTCCGATATCAGTATTAGTATAAAGAGACCCCAAGGCACCTTTAGATACCATTTTCAAAGAATCTTCAGATCCACCTGACTTAAATGCCTCAATCAAAAAACTCCTTTGTGCTTCGGTAAGATCTTCTGATTTTTGAGCCATTGCTGATGAATATATAAACGGTGATCTACTATTGAAAGGTTGTTTTTCTAACAACCCGTCAAGAGATGCAATCCTTATATTGTTGTCGAAAATCGAAGAGTATGTGAAAAACGGACCTCCAAGTTCAGTGGTTGCACGATCACGTATCCAATCAATTGCTTGGAGTGGGTGCATATAGGGAATATTTATTTTCCTAACACCCTGCGATGATTTTGTCAAATAAGACTGATCCACATTTTTATTCAACGAACCAACAAATATCTCAGTCATAATACCTTCAAGGTATGCAGTATATGATTTGCTGATTTTGATCAATTTGTCAAAGAAAAAATGTTCTTCGACAAGGGATATCAAGTTTACTTCTGTTTTGTCGTTAGTTCTTATAGTTTTTTCGATCTTTGTCATCAAAAAAGTTTTTTCTTTTCCAGCAGGTCCGCCGATTCTCGGCTCGTTGATATCAGCAACGCCTGCAATCTCTATTGTTAATTTCTCAGTACCACTAAAATTGAGATTATCAACAATAGATGAATCGTCTAGTAAAATAAGTGATCCTGTTAAATATGGTTTCTCCAAACTTTCAAATAAATTTAATTCTCCAATCATTGCTCTTACGTCAACGGTCACTGGCGCCAAACGTTCAGCAGAAATTTCTGCTTTAATAATTTTAAATTGTTGTAAAACCTGCTGAGTCATGTTCTAAGCAACTTCTTAAACTCTCCCGCCACAGAATCGACAATTTCTGGTTTCAGAACAATTATTTCTTTGAGGTCGTTATTTTTTGCTTGAAAAAAATCTTTAATTGTAATCAACTTTTTGCCAGATCTATCTTGAGAATAAGGATTAACGTCGACGTATTCCCCATTAGAATTTTCATAATGATGAGCAGCATTATATTCTGCTTGAGACAACCAAACAGATGCAACTTGGGTTATACTTCCATCGCTATAAGATATCGAAGTTACCCCAGTAAAGTTGTTTGGATATTCTAAAGGTGATGCCGAAACTATTTGATATGAATTTTGTTCACTAATGTACGTTTCTTTTAACCCATTGGGTTTTATGATTATTTGCCCCAAATCTAATTTTTTTCTAACAACCGTCGCAAAATATCCAGTGCTGGTTTTCACAATAGTTCCTTCCGGAAAGGTTGTCGCAACGAAAGAGTCTGTTGTCATAGTATAATTAGGATACCTTTCATATAAAACCTCATATTCTCTTTCAGAAGGCAATGGCCATCCAGACTCTCGTAATTTATCGTTCATTAAAAAGAAAGTCCAATAGTAATCACTAGTGCCATATAATTTATATGAAAACGTGTCTGGTCTTTCATTGTCTAAAATTGTCTGTTTGGTATAGAGAGAAACCTGTTCTTTCAAAACATCAATTAAATCAACACTCGTGGATATCTTTTGAAAATATACTAATGGTTCTTGGTCCCCAAAAGAATATTTCACTAAAGGAAAATTTTTAAAATATGTAGACATTAGTATTTACCTTCGCTTATATCTGCTCTGGATAAGGTTCTTGATTCTCTGAATGTCATATTTATGTCAACTTCTTGAAAGTTTCCATCTTTATGCATGCCCATAGAAGTTGAGTTATAATTGACAGAAAAATTTTCAAGGTAGCAGGGCAAAAGTTTTGTTGCAACTGAAACCTCATTATAAAACATTTTAATTAAAAATCTGCTGGGGAATCGATAACCGATGGGGATTGATCCAGAACCATCTTTTTCTTCGCCCAAAAACAGTTCTTCGGGATATAGTTCTGTTCGAAATAGTTTAATTATTTCTGATATGTTTCTCGCTTCTTGTGCTGACTGTGGTATCATCTTAAACGAAAAAGAAAACGTTCGCATATTGACCGATTTGAACAATGCCCTTGTGTTAGGGTTCACAGTAATTCTTGTAGCGGATTTAACTCCAGCGGCAACTCCCTCTCCAGACATCCCAGCAAGTTGTGTTGCTACCAATTTGCCAACACCAGAAGAAGAAGGTCCGGTAAACTGATCAACTAATGAAGAAACACCCCCGCCAAAACCAGAAGCAGATCCACCCTTTACCGCAGCTTCGGCAGCGCCACCGCTAATCCCAAGGTCTTGATTCTCATATTGAACTGCGTCAGAAAATTGAATTGCTTGCGGCAAGTATAGAGTAACACTTCTTCCTGGTTTAGTTTTTGGTTCTTTAAATGTTCTTCTTTTTGGTTGCAATCCTTGCTGTAATGCCTGAGACCTTCTTTCTGCCTCTTCTTTCTGTTGCTGGGGCGTTTTCTTTATTGCATCACCCCGCTCGTCTTTTTCATTATCTCTAGAAGTTGGATTTTGTTCGCCAGAAACACCAGAAAGTATTTCGCTAAAATTAGAAGCGATTTCGTCAACAACAGAAAAAACAATTCGTCCTTTATAGTCGGCAACGTCTTCTATTGGAAAAATTAAGTTTTGTTCAGAATTTGGTTCTGAGGCAATGTAAGATCCAATGAGTTTTTCATCAGAATTATCAGAGTTTTGAGGTTGGGCGGTAGCCATTATAATTGCACTCTATAAATATTGGTGATTACATTTATTTATAGTTGAAAAATGGCATATTCTGGAAGATATAAACCCAAAAACCCAAGTAAATACGCGGGAGACCCGACAACAGTTGTATATAGGTCAATGTGGGAAAAATATTGCATGATGCATTTTGATGGATCGTCTGATGTTAGATACTGGTCGAGTGAAGAAACCGTTATCCCCTATATCTATGACGTAGATAAAAAAATTCATCGTTACTATATGGACTTCCGAATTACTTGGAAAGACGGTAGTGTATCATTGATTGAAGTGAAACCAAACAAAGAGACTACGCCGCCCAAGAAGGTCAATACTCGGAATAAAAAATATTTAACCGAAGCACTCACCTACGTTCGTAACATGAACAAATGGGAAGCAGCAAACGAATATGCAAAAGACCGTGGTTGGAGATTTGAGATATGGACTGAGGTCGAGTTGATAGAAAAGGGTATAATGAAGAAACCACTCAAACCTCTAAAAAAACTGAAACCATATTCTAGAAAAAAGACTAAATAGTATTCATGAGCAATTTATTCAAAACATTAGAACTAGCAGCGTTTAGGTCTGGGATCACCCCAAGGACAGCGCAGTCTCGCGATTGGTTTCGTAAAAAAGCACAAGCAATTCGTGGAGTTAATCGCGAAGCGTTGATGAAAGAAGAAGAGTTAAAGAAATCAAGTAGTGAAATCGCCGGACACATGTACATGTTCTTCTATGACCCCAAGACAAAGGACCAGCTTCCTTACTATGATAAATTCCCATTAGTTATTGTTGTTGGTCCTGCACAGGGTGGTTTTTATGGGTTAAACCTGCACTATCTTCCTCAAACTTTAAGAGCGAAATTTTTAGATGGGTTGTTGGATATAACCAATAATAAGAAATATGACGATTCAACCAAGTTTAAGTTGTCATACTCGTTCCTAAAAAGATCATCAAAATTAAAGTATTTTGCCCCTTGCTTCAAACACTATTTAACTGATCACGTTAAAGGAAATTTTGCCAAAGTAAGTGCTCCTGAATATGAAATTGCAGTATTTTTACCAACGGCAGATTGGGCTAAAGGAAACCCCAATAAAGTATACGCAGACTCAAGGAAAATAATCAGTGGCATATAATATAGAAGAAATTAAAAATTTAGTATCCTCTTCTGGCGGAATTGCAAAGACGAATCAGTATAGAATTGAACTAAGTGCAGAGAACGCAGCCAAGCGGTTAGACACCATGTGTCGCTCTGTTAATATGCCAGGAAGACAAATTCTTACCACAGATCGTAGAATTGGTATAACTACGAAACTTATCCCTTATGGATATGCTAAAGAAAATGTTTCCATGACATTCACTGTCCTTAATGATTCTTTCGTTAGATATTACTTTGAAACGTGGATGGATTCAATTGTAGATAACAATTCTTACGAAATCGGATACTACAACGATTTCACTCGACAGATAACAGTAAAACAATTGGCGCCAAGCCAAAACGTCCAAGAATTAAAAAAGAAAATAACGCCGCGTGGTTCGAACACTGAACAATCTGCTGATATATCCACAGGGAGAGAAGGTTCAGTAATTAATCTCCCAGAACGAACAATCTATACTTGTATCCTAGAAGAAGCATATCCTATCTCAATAACAGGAGTAAACTATTCAGACAACTCTCCTGACACGGCCGTAGAATTGACAGTAGAATTTAGTTATAAAAACTGGAGAACAAATGTCAATTCTCAAATAGAAGAAAGGCGGCAGCAATCTGGTGCGTTCAAAAGAGGAAAACTATAAATCTCTAATACAACGGGTGGAGATATATAATTCACAAAATGATTTTTATTATAGACGGAGAATGAAATGGCGTTACCTAAGTTAAATGATAGTCCGAAGTTTGAATTGACTATCCCCTCAACTCAAAAAAGTGTGAGGTTTAGGCCATATTTGGTCAAAGAAGAAAAAGTTTTATTGATGGCGTTTGAGTCAGGAGATGAGACAGCAACATTGGCAGCAGTGTTGGACACTATAGTGTCTTGTGTGCAGGGCGATATTAATCCCTCTGCGCTGACAACGTTTGACGTAGAATATATGTTCACGCAGATTAGAGCAAAATCTGTGGGTGAAAAAACTAAGGTTGGTGTAATTTGTAATGAATGTAATACTAAGAACGAGGTATCAATCAATTTAGAAGAAGTCAAGATTAAGATACCAGATAACAAGGCGTCAAATAAAATTGCTATTAGTGATGAGATTACAATAGAAATGGGTTATCCTTCTTATAGTAATCTTACCGATGGATCTCATATGCTTAACGGGAATTCAGAAGGTGCTTTTGATTTAGTAGCAAGTTGTATGGTTGCCATTGAAACAGAAGAAGAACGAATTGCAACCAGAGATGAACCAAAGGATAGCATTAAAGAGTTTTTAGAATCAATGACATCATCTCAGTTCCTTATGTTGGCAGAATATTTAAAGGAAATGCCCAAGACAACGTATGAACTAGAGTTTACTTGTGAGCATTGCGGTGCTGAAAATAAAAGAACAATAGAAGGAATGCAGAATTTTTTCTAATATGCCTCTCTCATGACAATTTGGTAAATCATTATAGGTTGAATTTTCAGTTAATGCAGCATCACAAATATTCATTAACGGAATTGAACGAAATGTTACCTTGGGAGAGGGAAATTTATGTCATGATGTTGATTGAACACGTTAAAGAAGAGAACGAAAGGATTAAACAGAAAAATGGCGGAAGATAAAAACAATATAATGAGTGGTGATTTTCTGCCAGCTTCTACTCAGCTAGCAGAAGTCACTCTAGCGTTGAAGATTGCCAACGAAAATAGATTAACTATTTCGGAAAGGGAATCTGAGAAAGAGACTGACGCTCTTAAGATCTTCCAATCTATTGACGAGAATATTAAAAGTATCGCGGAATCCATCAAGAATTTTTCCAAAGATTTGGTGCAAGAAGTTCAGATACTCAACGAATTCCAAATTGAACAAGCAAAAAACGAATTGATACAAGACAAACAAGATGAAAATAAAAAGAAAGAAGAAGAGAGAGAGAAAGGAATAGTTGCGGCCGCCAAGGCAGATTTTGGTAAAGGAAAGGAAGACGCTGAAAAAGAGATCGGAGAAAAAGGTCTTCTCAAATACATTGCTGATATTACTGGATTTGGAGGAACTCTTTCTACAGTTATGAAAAGTCTTGGAACCTTTTCTGCTATAATAAGTACTGTGTTGGGACCATCCTTAGCAGCAATAGGTGGATCCTTAGCTAGCGTGGGTGCTTTTATAACGGGAACTATTGTTCCTGCTATAACTGCATTTGCAACAACAGCAATGACGGTTCTTGCTCCGGTTGCTTTAGTTCTTGCCGGAGCATTGGCAGCAATCGAGTTTATCAAAGGGTTTGTTGATGGATTTACTGCTAACGCAGAAGATGGATTTGCCACAAAAGTTCTAAGAGGTCTTACTCGAGGCATTGAAGAAGTTCTTGATATGTTTATCATGTGGCCGCTGGATCAAATAAAGAACCTTGTTTCTTGGGTCGCCGGAGCACTTGGGTTTGCTGATGTAGAGAAGGCACTGGACAACTTTAGTTATCAAGAATCGTTTGCCGAAATAATGGATAGTTTCGAAGAATGGATAACTTCTATACCCACTGCTATTTCTGAATTCCTTACAAGAATGTTCGAACCAGTCACATCAATGTTCTCTTTTATTGGTGATATCGTAGATGATGTCACCAATGCGATCGCCGAATTTGTTTCGGGCGATTTCTTCGACCTATCAAAAATCAAGAGCATGATGACCAACATGTTTGCAGAGATCGGCGTTCCAAGAATAGAGTTTGATGTTCCTGTTATTGGTAAGGTGGGGTTTGGTCCTTTCTATCCGTTTATGCCTGATCAAGTTGATATGGGCGGTGGGAAAACAGGCAGCAATGCCGTGATAAGCGGAAAAGAATCATCAGAAAATGTTGTGGAATCGACCCAAGAGATAAACACATCGTCGATCGCTTCATTAGATTCTGGATCTGTTGGAAACCAATACTCAGAAAGTATGAGTTCGAGGATCTTACAGCAAGAAATGGTTACAGAGAATGGTGGTGGCGAGAAGTTCAAAGAATCGTTTGGTGATTTTGATTTTGAAAAAGGCAAGGGAACTATTAGTATATCTCAGACCGACTCTTCTAACGAACTGAACAACATGACAGAAGAATTTACTGGTCTTGGTCCGGTTGCATTTGGTCAGGCAAGGAGACTAGTTGCTTCTGGGGCGTCTATCGAAGAAGTAAGAACATTCTTGAAACAAAAAGAGAAGTCAGTATTTACATTAGTTAAAGAAATGATCGGTGGTGGTATATCTTCAATATCCGAGGGTGGATCTGCTCTATTAGAT